TACTATTTTAGGGTTTGCGTTGAATAAGATTATATGATAATGTGGTCTTTCTCCTGTATCTCCGTATTCTCCTACTGCGTAATAGCTAATTTTTTGCTTTGTTAACTTTCTAAGCCTTTTGAAAAAATCTTGTACATCCTTTTTAACAAGTGTTTCAAAGCCGTTTTTAGTTTTCTTAATATGTTCATCATTGTAAGTAAGAGTAACGAAGTGAGCAGAATTGCTCTGCTCACTTTGTTTGTTTAGTCTAAATGCCCATCCTGATACTCTGCGTCTTACACATGCGGGGCATTTCCCACATGGAAAGGGCATATAACCGGTTTCTACACCTTTTACTAATTCCATTTTTTTATGGAATGGTGTTTGGCATCTAGTACTCATATATTAGAACATTGGCGTTCCAAACTTAGGCATAGGTCTTACCGCTCTTATCTTGTGCAATACTTGACAATACAAATTGTCTGTTCCCTCTGGCTCATCTAATACCGCAAATATGCGGTCTACATCCTCTGGGGCGCATTCAATAAATGATTGAGATAGGGTAGGGTCTACGTTAAAGATTCTTCCTAAGTGCCAATAATCTAGGGTTGTTCTGAAATCTCCTGCTACTCGGTTTGCGCAGAATTTATATTCTGCATACCTAGGTACATATCCGAATGTATTTGCTGCGTTGTTGGTGTATGCGTAAAGCTCGTTTTGTGTAACGGGTTGCTCTCCGATATGTGCAAATGAAGGCCAGAAGAAATCAAGCGGGTCGTTCTTAAGATATGTTTTTGGAATTCCTTGCTGATAAGCAGTTTTTGGCATAACAGACATGATTCCGATAATGTATCCATGCTCTTCACAAAAATATGTACCATATTTACCTGTTGTTACTGCTACTGCGTGTCCTGCCATATTACCCTGTGGTAATTGTCCTTCGTTTCCTGTTGTGTTTAATACTTCTGATATAACTACTGGTGTTTTTACTCCTGTAATATATTCGGGGCGTTGTAATCTTTTGTCGCTACTTTTTACACCGAAATGCATAAGGATATTCTCTATGTAGCGTGTACCGCCGCGTGCGTTTTTCTCTAACCACTCTTGTAATCTAAATGCTCGGCGTAAATCGTTAATTGTTGTTGCTGAAATGTCAAATTCGTCTCCGTCAACAAATAAGAAATTTGGGTCTACTGTTGAACTTCCTGTATCTTCTTTAACATTAAAATTGTCCCATATTGCGTTGTTGTTATATGGATAAGTATTACTGACTGCTGTTCTTGGATTTATATTGTTACTAATCCTTACTGCTACATCATTTTCTATATTTCCAATCGGAATATCTACTGCTGCGCCTTTTTGTGCAAATGGTAATGCACTAGTAAAATAATCATGTTCCCATGCTCTGAGACGCATTTGAAGTAAATCTGCTGCGGTGGCTATATTATTTCCGTCTGTTAATTTGTAATCTACTTCGGGTACTAAATTTTGGTCTCTATAATACTCGTTATAGATAGCTTGATAAGCTGCAAGTGGTAATGCGTTAATATTTTGCGTTACTGCTGGGCTGCTATTGTTTGGGGGTACACCCAAATAATCAAGAAACTTTTTTTCTGCTGCCGTTGCACTAGGTAAATACTCTAAGTAGGGTAAGGTGTGAGTTGTGTTTGCGTCTACTATAAATTTTTCCCAATTTTCCCATGTTATCCTGTTTGGTACGAAAAAGTAGTGCATACTTACATCCATTCGGTGCATAACTGGGGCGAGTAATGGTGCGAATCTGATTAAACTATCGCATCCAATGTTAAACATGTCTCCTGGAACACATTCTATCACGCAAGTAGGCGTGAGTTGTCCCATTTTACTTGACATTTTTACGTCATGTGTTAAATCGAACACATTTTTCTTCGGTTTACTTACTTCAACCGAGTTGAATAGGTTTTTGTTTGCCATTTTGGTTGGTTTTGTTTATATAGGTTTATAATCTAATACCTCCACGTGATACGTAGTATTTGCGAAGCCTTTTAGTTTTTCCGCGTCTTTTGCGGTTTCTGCTCGAATAGAGACGTCTGCGCATTGTGTTTGTTTTTAAGGGTTTATAATTATTGTTTGTTTAGTGTTTCTTAGTAATTTTTAGTAAATTTTCCTATAATTTATATTATATTCAATATCAGTTAAATACGCGATATAATTCTACTTTTTATATAATTTTTTTTCCACATATATGTGGATATCCCCTACCCTATCGGGTAGGGGGTTGTTTTTACTATTACCATCCTCCTGTAAAAAATTCTTTTACTAATTCAGCTATTGCTTTTCCTCCTTCTTTTGCTGCTTGTTTACCCAATTTTATAAAATTTTCTAAATCTCTTACTCCTTCTAATGGATTGTGAATTGCTCTAGCTAATAATCTTTCTTGATATGTGGCTGTTCTAGGATTTAATCCTAATTCTGTAAGTGTTAATTCAAATTCCTTGATCTTACCTGATGTTTCCAATATTTTTAACGTTTCCTTTAAATTCTCGATTTCTTGTCTTGTTTTTTGTCTGTTTACTTCATTACTTGCTATTCTTGATTCGCTTTCTAATACTTGTTGCTTCATATTAGTTAAACGCTGTATTGATTCTGCAATTCCTTGTGTATTTCTTACTGCCTCTCTTTCATCTCTGTTAAGTGTTAATGTAGTTAATGCACTTTTATATCTATTATCTATTAACTTTCCTTCTAAATTAGCAGCTAATTGACCTTCTATAAATGGTAATCCTTTTGCATTTTTTAAATTGTCTATTTCCTTTCCTGCTGTATCTGCATCTACTCTTGCTTTGTTAGATCTCATTAACTCAATATTTTCTCCAGCTACCTTTGTTTGTAAATACTGGTCTACTATTTGTCCAAAATTAAATGCTGGTGCCTGTGGGTTCCAACTTTTTACATCTGTACTTCTCACTGGCTGTGATACATTATTTGGACCTCCTCCATATGCTAAATGGGGGTTTAATCCCGCTTCCTTAAATCTTTGCATCTGTGCTAATGGACTGTTATATTGATTAGACCTTGCCCAATCTGCTAATGCATCTTCTCTTTGTCTTTGATACATTTTCTCGTTCCATTTCCTTTGCGCTCTGTTCTGTACTCCTTGTGCTATTGCGCTAGCTATTTGTCCTACTACTGGTAGTGCTTGTAATACTCCTGGTATTGTTTGCTGTTGTTGTTCGCCTGGCATAACTTTTATTTTTAAGTGTTTTCACTAAGTCCTTTTGCTCTTTTATCGCTTTGCGTTGTCGTCATGCTTCCTCCGCCTTTTAGCTTTTTTATCGCTTTTTGACTTTAGTGTCAATAAGCACTAATATATCAAGGGTTGATTAGTGCTTATTTGCTGCGCGCTTCGCTTGCGTTCCGTTAATTTTTCAGCGAAACAAGTTTCGCCAAAAAATAAACGTTGTTTAGTTTTGTGTTTGGTTTTCATCTTGAATGTCTGTAATTGTTGTACGTTTCTTTGCTCTTTTCTTTTCCACTTCTTGCTTAACGCGATTGTTAATTTCTTTTAATTCTTGTTCTGCTTTTTCGCGTAATTCTTCTATTTCTGCTAAATCTAATTTCTGGGGATCTACATCAAATCCTTCTTCTCCTTCCCAGATAGGGGTTTTTTGTCCTTCTAATGGTAATCCTTTTGCATAGCGAATAAGTAATTCGCGGAGAGTCATTGATTGGTCGGGTACGGTTTTACTTTCCCCGAAATTTCCTTGTCCTTTGTACTTTTTCTTTAAAGTACTTGTTGCTTTTTGGCTCATAATTTTGCTTTTAATGCTTGTTTTTTAAATGGTTTTTGTCTTTCTTTTGCCTTTTTGGCCATTCTTCTAAAATCGTTTGCGGTTTCTTCTGCTATTTTAAAATTGTACAAATCGCCATACTTGTTTTCTAATTCCTCAGCCTGTTTTTGCGATTCTGCACGCATAAATACTCCTATTCTAAACTTTTGTCCTTTGTCATATAACTTGTCCTTGTAATACCTGGGCATGGCTGCTTTCTTGCCGTCTTTTAGAGGTAAATAAACTTTATTTTCTATGTTTCCTTTTGTGTGCCACTTGACCATATTTTCGGAGAGATATCCTGCACCCAGTCCTTTAGACATGAGGGCGAATTCTTTTTGCCTATCATCCCCATTAAATTGGGGTATTTTCTTGTCCTTACTAATATACTTAAGAGTATAACCAACACTGGCATCACCAACATCACCAAAATGGACATTACCAAGAGTAACATCATTAAGCTTCCAAGCATTTTCTACTATTTTAGGGTTTGCGTTGAATAAGATTATATGATAATGTGGTCTTTCTCCTGTATCTCCGTATTCTCCTACTGCGTAATAGCTAATTTTTTGCTTTGTTAACTTTCTAAGCCTTTTGAAAAAA